AAATTGGAGTCCCAAAATGGCTGAAAATAGAAAACCTCGTGAAATAGAAACTCGTCAACAATCAGTGCGTACAGAAGCATGGAAACCACCAGAGCTGTTGCCAGAACCAGATAAGCAAGCAGGTTTTGCATATCGTTGGATCAGGGTATCTACGTTAAACAGTGCGGACCCCCGTAATCTCTCTGCCAAACTCAGAGAAGGATGGGAACCCGTAAGGGCTGAGGAGCAACCTAAGTTTCAACTATTAATTGACCCCAATAGTCGCTTTAAGGACAACATTGAGATTGGTGGATTATTGCTTTGCAAGACTCCAGATGAATTTGTTGCCCAGCGCAATAAGCATTACCAAAAACAGGCCGAAAACCAAATGGATGCTGTAGACAGCAGCCTTTTGCGCCAAAGTGACCCAAGGATGCCTCTCTTTAGTGAAAGAAAATCTACGACAACTTTTGGTAAAGGCAGTTAATTTTAATTTTAATTTAGGAGTTTAATATGGCTTACCCAACCGTATCAGCCCCCTATGGACTAAAACCAGTCAATCTAATTGGCGGTCAGGTCTTTGCGGGAGCAACCCGTCAGATGCAAATTGCAAGTGGCTATGCTACGAACATTTTCTATGGCGATTTAGTAAAACGTATTGCAGATGGAACGATTGAAAAAGATACTGGCACAACTACAGCTACACCTTGCGGTGTATTTTTAGGTGTTAGTTTCACTAATTCTTCAACTGGGCAGGTACAGCAACAACAGTTCTACCCAGCAAGTCAGTCAATCAAATCTGGAACTCAGATTTTTGCAGTTGTTGCAGATGATCCTGACACATTGTTCCAAGTAGTTTCTTGCTCTGCAACCACAACTGTTGCTGCAATGGGCATTTCTGCTATTGGTAATAACATTGCCCTAATTCAAAACGCTGGATCTACCACCACTGGTAATTCCGCTGTAGCGATTGATGAAGGTACGCAAGCTACTACCAATACTCTACCTATCCGCATTATTGATGTGGTAAGAGATACAGCAACAGGCACTGATTCATTTGTTGAGTTTATCGTCAAGATAAATGCGACTATGCATCAGTACAACAACTCAACTGGCATTTAAGGAGCTTAGAAAATGGCTATTTCACGTGCACAACTACTGAAAGAGTTGCTTCCAGGCTTAAACGCTTTGTTTGGTTTGGAGTACGCAACGTATGGTGAACAACATAAAGAGATCTATGATACTGAGACCTCTGAGCGTTCGTTTGAAGAAGAAACAAAACTGTCAGGCTTCTCCGCTGCACCAGTCAAAAACGAGGGTTCTGCCATCGCTTATGACAATGCACAAGAGGCTTTCACAGCTCGCTATAACCACGAAACCATTGCTCTCGGCTTCTCCCTAACAGAAGAGGCAATCGAGGACAACTTGTATGACAGCTTATCGGCTCGTTATACCAAGGCATTGGCTCGTGCTATGGCATACACCAAGCAAACTAAGGCAGCTTCCGTTCTAAACAACGGTTTCTCTGCTGGCGTATATGCTGGTGGTGACGGTGTGGCTTTATTTAGCACATCACACCCACTGGTTTCTGGTGGTGTAAACAGCAATACTCAATCTACCCCTGCCGACTTGAATGAGACTTCTTTGGAAGCCGCAGTTATTCAGATCGCTGCTTGGACAGATGAGCGTGGCTTGTTAATCGCTGCTAAACCTAAGAAGTTAATCGTTCCACCTTCACTCCAGTTCGTAGCTACCCGTCTCTTAGAGACTCAGTTGCGTGTTGGTACTGCCGACAACGACATTAACGCTATCGTAAACAACGGTTCGATCCCAGAAGGTTATACAGTTAATAACTACCTGACCGACACCAATGCTTACTTCCTCTGTACTGATGTTCCTAATGGCATGAAGCATTTTATTCGTTCCCCATTAGCAAACAGCATGGACGGAGACTTCGATACTGGTAACGTCCGTTACAAGTCTCGTGAGCGTTATTCCTTCGGATTCTCGGATCCACTAGGAATGTTTGGTTCGCCAGGCGCATAAAGAAGAGGGGAGCCAAAAACTCCCCTTTTTTGTTTTATTTGTAGTAAGATTTGTAAAACTGGGAAACCAGCTTATTAAACTGTCCCAGCAGACGCATACACGATTAATAGGCTTACTTTGTATGGAGAATTAACATGGCACGTACCACATTCCAAGGTCCACTTCGTTCATTAGGTGGCATTTATCAACAAGGTCCAGCGACTATTGTTGAAATTACAACCAGCACCACATTAAGCCCAGAGGCTCATGGTGGACGTATTATCTCCGTAGGTGGTTCTTTAGCTAGTGCATTGACTTTAACCCTACCTACCATTAACGCATCTGCAAACCCAACCACTTCTGGTCCTGGTCAAGACCCAAGCACCGCCAATAATGAAGGCGTGATGTACACCATTTGGGTTCCAACCACAATATCTACTTCTTCCTTGAAGATTGGTACGGACGGCACAG